TTATCAGATGTAGTTGCAGCAACACCAAATGATGATGTACCACCAACTGCACCAGTTATATTAACTGGTTGAGATGTTATATTAATTGTTCTTTGTACTAAGTTTCTTACAGCATTAGTGAATACTTCAGTAGCACCAGCAACGTTTAATTTACATCTATAGTAGTCACCGTAGTCATTGTCGTATGATGTACTACCTGTAGTATATGTTGTACTATTAGCACCACCTATATCAGCGTATGTTGTGCCATCTCCATTCTGTGATATCTGCCATTGATATATGACAGTTGCAGCATCTTTTGTACTAGCAGCAGTGGTAAATGATCCAGCTGCGGGTGCCATTGGTTGAGAATTACTTGGTTGTGTGTCTACAGTAATTACACGAGTTACAGTAAGTGTTGCAGCAGTAGTTGTGCCTGGTGCAATAGATGTTGATGAAGACATCTTACATCTGTACTGATAAGTGTTGAGTGAGTATTGATCATCAACATTTAATGTTGACAATGTTGCACCACTATAGAAACCACCGTTAGTTACATTAGACCAACCAGCACCACCATTACTTGAGTATTCCCACTGGTATAAGATAGTAGAACCATCAGAACTTGTAGCAGCAACAGGACCGAAGGTAGCATTGACATTTGCTCCAGCTTCTATTGTTGTGGATACAGGGTTTCCTGTAACAGTTATTAGAACACCAGTTCCTGTTGTAGTAAATGAGTATGCACGAGCATTTTGAGTTACGTTTTCAGTAACAGTAAAGTTGAAGGTAGTATCAAGATAATCTGATGTTACAGTTCCAGATAACTCACCTGTTGAAGTATTGAATGTCAATCCAGATGCACCTATACCATCTCCACTAAGTGTATACGCTTCAAATGTTGGTTCATTAGCAAACGTTGTTCCAGCAAGTCCTAATTGTACACTTACAGTTGCACCGTTTGCATATGGACTACCATTCAATGCACCACTGGATGTTGTCCATGTTACACTGCTATCAACATATGGGAAGAATGCACCTATCTTTTTAGTGAGCGTAGAACCAGTTCCTGAATAATCAAAGTCAACACCTGAATCTAATGGGTAGTATGCTACGTTGGTATATGAACCTGTACCAGCTGCTTCTTGTGCATCTGTCTGGGAACGTAATGTAGTTGATGTGTAGACTACACCATCAATACTTTCGTGGGTCTTTGCTTCTGGATCTATTAGTGCTAAGTAATTATTTGAACCACCACCTGTTGTACCAGCAGTAGCATTTGAACTATTCTGTACAGTAATACTATTATTAACTCCACTTTCTGCTTGAATAGTCAACCATCCAGATTGTGCTAAACCAGATACATCTATACCACCAACAGTAATACCACCTGATCCACCAGATGCTGCTTGAACTGTAACAGTTCCATACATTGAGTTATGGGCAGAGCATTGATAATAGTAAGTTCCTGTAGTGTTTGGTGTCCAAGATAGAACAGAGTTTCCTATAGAACCTTGACCACTAGCAGCTGGTGTGTTTACCTGATTACCAGTTCCAGTTCCCTGTACAGTTTTAAAGTATGTTGGGTGACTACCCGCTACGTTTGATAAATTAAAGTTTAATGTATCTCCAACACTGATAGTTACTCCTGCGTTGTTACCACTAACATTACCATTTCTATCAGTTCCATTTAATGTGTAATATGAAGCACTAGGTGCGGTTACTGTTATATTGTAAGTGTTTGACACTGCACCACCAGATCCCGCTGTAGATCCAGTTGTTCTCAACTGACATTTCTTACCAACATTTCCTAGGAAATGAGAAGAGTCAGCAGGGTTGAACTTTATCTCTAAGAAATTATTTCCTGCTAAAGTTACATATGGATTGTCTATTAATTTCTTATCTTCTATACTATTAGTTGGATAGTATGTGGATGAACCTTTTCTTATATCTCCAGTAGCATCAGTGGTTCTACAGAAAGTTTTAAATGTTCCTGTTAAATTATTTGTAGTGAGTGTGTATCCATTTGCACCACACCACGCCAGAGCAATACCAGCAACTAAAGGTGCTGAGAATGATGTACCACTTATAACTGTATAGTTACTTGCACTTGTCTGAGGTGTGTTTGCTAACCAATCATATTGTGGAACTAAGATTCTAGAACCTGGTGCTACTAATGTTACGCCAGCACCATAGTTTGAGAAGTTTGCCCATCTATCATTATACTCAGTTGCACCAACAGATACTTTATTTTGATTTGCATCTACATTGTTTATACCACCATTGGTATTGTCAGCATATCCTGCAGTCCTTGAACCAGCAATACACTTTGCTTGTATAGGTCCTGCAAAGGCATCCGCACTATTTTTAAATCCATTACCAGCTGACCTTACAATAATAATATTGTATGTGCTTGATATAGTTCCTTCAATGTCGTCTAATAACTCTTCATCAGTTCCACTGTCGGAACCAGCGTCATTTAATTCAACGTAAGGATAATTCTGTGTTGGTATAGTAGGACCAAAGGATGAGTTGATAACAGCTGGACGATTACTACCTTTATAATTTGCATTACCACTGGTGTTGTGATCTATAACTGCCTGATAAGCACTAAGTATGTTCGTATAAGATGCTGATAATGAACTATCAAATGCCTTAAGTGCATATATCTTTGATCTCTTTGACACGCCAGCAGTTCTCCCAGCCGCCAAAATAGCACAGTGAGTACCATGTCCATTGTCATCTTCGTTATTAGATCCATAACCACCAGCATAATGTGATAACTGGAATACTCTATAGTTCTGTTGCTCTGTAGTACCGTTTAAATCAGAAACATAATTTGGGTCATACAGTTCAGAATGCAATGCTGCGTTGTTACCTGTAGGTCTACTTGCTCCTCTTACACCAGTATCAATGACGTATAGGTCAGCACCTTCACCTTGCTGACTGTAACTAAATTGTCTGTTTAAATATTGCCTATCCTGTTTTGTAATTCTATCTAAATGCCAGTAGTCAAATACGTTTATGGTACCATATTTGTTTGGAGATGCACCATAACGTCCCATTCCAGCAGTAGTTACATTGTAAAAATATAGTATAGATGGTGTCGCAGAACTTACTACTAATTCTACTGATGCACCAGCTTGTCCTGCAGTTCCTGATGTAGTTACACCCGTATTGAAAGATACTCCCCCAGTAGTATGTGTGCCATCTGGAGTTATAGAGAATAACATTGGGTGACCAGCGTTAGATGAATCACTCTGATCAAAAGTATATGTTGCTCCGTCTAAGAAACCAGTTTGGTTTGCGATTGTTGTATATGAACCACCTTGTGTCTGTGAAAATACGAACAAATCGTTTCCACTCGTAGAGTCTACTTTGACATATATTGTACCTGTTCCACTTCCTGTTAAGGATCTAGTATTACTAGTTGTATTGTTCTCTCCAGTAGAGTTTAGAGTGGTAGACCCACTAGTTACAGTTGTTAACTGAGACTCTTGTATTGGATTACAAGAAATTCTATTCTCATCCCATGTTGCTTTCTTAACAACATTTAATGCTCTGAGTTGATCCAAGATAACGCTCTCATATCTCTCAGGACAATCAAACGATACTATGGAAAAAGTTTTAAAATATTCTACAAAGGTTAAGTAACCATATAAATTCAAGATTGCTGACGTTGCAGAATCTAGACTATAGTTATCACTGACCCTTACTATTACCCTCTTCATTCTGTTGGTACAATAAGTCCTTCAGATATATTTATGTACTACTGTCGTTTGCCTTTGCTAATAGTTTCTGAACCTCTGCTTCTCTTACAGATTCCATCATCGTTTCAACAGGTTTCACAAACTTTAAGTCGTGTTTTTCATCAAACTCAAATTTAGTCCTGAGATGGGTTCTATTTCTTTCCACTATAATATGGTAGTAATTACCATATACATTTTTGGTAAATCCTATTGATATTATTTCTCTACCATCGTAAAACTCCCCCACTTTGTAGGGACAGGTCTCCAACGTGCCATCAAACTTTGTTGCAGGTTGTCTGGATGCTACGTGTTCTAGTTTCCTAGCTTCACTCGACGGGAACGACTTCCTCTTCATCTGGTTTCTTTAGTGTCATTTGTAATGCTTCAACAGCACCTTCCAATCTCAATACTTGTTCTTTACGAGTTGCAAGTGCTTTTTCCATCTCAACGATTGTTGCTTTTTGTTCCTTAAGTTGATTGGTGAAGTCTTTCACCATTGTTTCAGCGTCCATAGTTTAAAATGATAAGTGTACTATTTAGTGTAGAAATGCATTGAAGGTTAGGCGGTCTACATCCCATCCCTCTTGTCTAAAATATGGCGAGTGCCACATTCTACCTTCATAAACAAGGAGAGTATTGAACTCGTGTTTCTCAACATGGTACCTCTCCCAATGTTTAGTTTTGTATTTTGATGGATCAAAGTTAACATATGCATTTACTTTGTTAACTATCCGTTCTATCCGATAATTTTTATCAGATGAAACAAACTCCTCATCATACTCAGCGTGTCTCCAAAATGCAGTACCGTTATCAGTATCTTCCATTTCTTCATCATAGTTTAATGCTAACACAGCAGCGTAGTGTGTGTCATCAGTATGAGGTGTAAGACTACACATTCTACATTTCTTTTCTACTTCGTAACTTTGAAATGTAAAATGAGAGAACTCTGGATCCTTCATTACCTTCTTAGATGCTTCAAAATAATTGTTTAAGATAAATCTAAACTGAGGTAATAATTGATTTGAAACATGTCCCAATCTAGAAACATAACCTGGTAAATTAGAAAACTCACCACCGACAGTAGATACATAATCTGCTGCCATAGCGTATGCTCTAACTTGCTCTGGGTTAACAAAGAAATTTTTTATCTTAATAACTCTGTTCTTTGCTTTACCTATATGAAGTTGTTCTACTTCCCAATCTTTTGGGTGTAGGGAATTTAATATCTTTGGATCAATTATTTTCATACTGTTTCTAACTGAGATGCATTTCTGTTTTTACCAAAATAATCTTTAATCAATTTGTCTTTACGTAAAACAAGAACGTGTAGTCCATTCCACCAGTGATTAGGATTCTCTATGACTCCACTTAGTATCCTTCTTTCAAAGAATATTTCTAACTGGTTCTCTTGTGTGAAAGTAATTGTACTCTCAACAACACCATCAAAGTTGGCATCATCTACTACGAGTATGAACTGATCATCTAAGAATGGAAGAACATGGTTCAAGTTGTTCATCTGTTCCATCATATCATGATTTGCATCATAAAACAATATGTTAGGTTTAACACCATCAAAGTCTTCTTCTGTTAGTTCATCAATAGATGCTTTGACAAATGCTGCATTACCATTCTCATACTTTCCCCAATAGTTTACTAGAGTATCATATGGGTTCCCAACCTCTGTCCACCTTATATGGTCTGTCAGGGGTCTTACATTGGACTCTGAGAAGTCATCTACTCCAATACATTTAACATTATTATTCATAGTTGCAGCAAAGAATGTGCTTCCAACATGAGTTCCAAGTTCTAGATATACTGCATCCTCGTGAGAACATAGACTGTTAAGGAAATGTCTAACACGATTAGAAGTTAATCCCATCGGTTCAAATCCATCAGGATTGAAGTTAGAGTTTTCTTGCATACCGTCATCTATAGCATTCAATACTCTCTGTACATACTCATCCATATCTACAGGTCTATCTTGTTTTTTAAGATGTGCATTAACAACATTTTCACAGTAGTTACAATCCCAACAATCAAATCCACAAGTCTTTATCTTCTCTCTCCATAAAGCAATAGGACTATCTTTTACAAGAAGGTCATCCATATACTTATTAAACTCTGGAAACATTGTTTCTATGTTTTCATTACCCCAAGCAGAAATTATATCCATGGACTCTTTGAGTTTCATAGCATTTTCTCTACCATGCATTTTAAATACATCAATACCAAGATCCAAAAATTCATTCCAATCTGATTTCCAAGGAGGTAAATTAGCTGCTTTCAGTGCGTGAGAGTTATCTTCTATATCCCACTTAGCACAAGAGTTTGTACTGATAGGATCCATAAAGTATTGTGGAGTATCCTTTGTTCTTGTACTATTGAAATGATAGTGTTCGTCCATCATAGAACAACCACCCCAACAACCCTCGTTAGTTAGAATGGATAACTCTACAGGTTTGCCAATAGATGCACAGTATTCTTTTGCTTTTTTTATTTTTAATAGAGCATTCTTATCTCTCATCAAATCTCTATCTAAATTGATGTAATGGAATCCTGCTTCCGCAAGAGACACAACTTCATTTGCTCTACTTACATTTCTAAGTATTGTATTCTTTATCTTTAACTCTGGAAATTCTTTTTGTAAAATTCCTGTAGCAACCCAACTAGTATGTGGTATAGTTACTATCTTGACACCCGCTTCATATAGTTGCCTAAAATTTTTGACAAACAAATCTAGATGTTCTAAGTCTGGTCTTACGTAGATATTATTAAACGTTGCTGATAATGGTATACCAGTCTCTTGATGAATAGCATATGCATTATAAAACAATTGAACTGGGTCACCTTGAAATACATCACCCATAGCATCCTGATTAAAAGGAGGCATCCTACACGTGAAGTATAAGTCAACAATATATTCTTTATGTCTTTTCAACCAAGGTATGAATACATCCTCAGCATACCTAGAATCAATCTTTGGGTTTATTGGAAGACTGAAGACGGATTTTTTCTTTGGGGATGTCATGTTTCACTTCAGATAATTGAGGAGTGGTTTCCTCAGGTGTTGTAATTTCAGAACCATTTATTTGTGGAGGAGTAAATTTACCACCCTCCATGATGTTAGCAACAGATCCACCCATTGCTTGTCTCATCTTTTCTACTCCTGCTCCAATAAGAGCAGAGTGGTGTACAGCTCCAGATAAGACTTGGACTTGATCATCAGGAGGTAGATTCATAATAGAATCCATGTTACCAGTGCCAACGTGTCCAAAAGAAATCATATCGCAAGCAGCTTGTTTTGCCATACGACTGATCCAGTATTTCTTATCTTCCTCCTCATTGGTATCTAGATAATACTCTACTCCTTTAGATTTGTCTACCATCTCTTCCAACTGACCTGTAAAGTTAGCAATCTCTCGTTTACATACTAAAACTTTTTGCTCCCAGATAGTTCTATCGTAGTGAGCTTTCTCAATTTCAACTTCAACCATTTCCTTATCTAAAGGATCAGTTGCCAGTTTCAATTGTCTATTGAGTTTTTTAATATCAATAGCGTTCTTGTCAAGACGATACTGTAACTCCACTCTAGTGTTGTCTCTAGACTGTAGTTCTAGCAATGCTTGCTGTACTTTTTTAAATGGTGTTATCTGTGTCCCAACTACAAAATTTTGGTTTTGATATTTAGTTTGTCCACCTTCTAGTTTGTACGAATGTTCTATCCAACCCTTTTCAGAATCCGAAAGTTCCATAAGCTAGTTCTCCATCAAGTCGTTTTTGATTTTCATCAATACGTCCTAACTTCTGACCCTGCTTAATCGGCATTCCAACATTCAAGTAATCTTCGTACAAGATGTTCATATCCCACATATTGTCACAGTTCCTGATCTGGGAACGTATTGCATGATATTTGCCTAATAATGAGGCGTAATCTATAAGATATTTATCATGGTTTTTGAGGACTCTTTTTACAAGTTCTCCTTTCTGCATTCCTCTCGTCATGCATAAGATATCTATAAAGGGAGTCTTCGAGTTCTCATCTTCGGTAAACCGTCTAGCTTCTTCAAGTTGATATAACCAACTCTCTGATTCTACATCACAACAATTTTTAAAGTTCTTAAATCTTAAATCAAACTCGTGTTCAATAACTAAGATTGCTTGCTTCTTCATATAAGAAAGAGCGAGTTGTATATTTTTAGATTCAACTTTTTTCTTTTTCTTAACATGTACCATCTCACCTTTGTCATTCATTTCCATGACATAATCTTTATAGTGAGATCTCACCTCTCCTTGGAATCGTGGTGCGTTTATAAATTCTTTCTCATCTAATTCAATATATCTCTTGAAGCAAGATTTAACTGTCTCAAAGACAAGTTTGTTCATCTTGACAGTTGTTACATTATGAAAATTAAATACAACTGAATATGTTGTAGAGTGTGGTTTTATATCTGCCATCCTCAATGTATCCTCATGGATAAGCATATAGATATAACCTTCTTTAATTCTTTCTTTGTCTTTAATAAACTTCTTAGTCTCTAATTCTAGAGGATGTTGAGGTACATATTTTGGACGTAAGAATTCCTCATCTTGTATAAGATCAGCAGGGATTCTTTTTTTCCACGCAGTATCTTCCTTCTCCTTTAGGAAGTCTCTGTTTGATATAAATTTATTCTCCATTTACCTGTTTCTTCAATGCATCAAATTCTTTTCTCAAGTCTTCATGCTCTTTCTTTAGAATCATGAATGCTTGGTAACTTGCGAAATCTGGTTGATTAAAATACATCAACGCATCGCTTCCAGTTTTAATACTTACATTTCCTGTTGACATTACTGATACCTCAATCCTGTTACTGCAAATGCTCCAGTGAAACATGCACCAGAGGATTGTCCCTGATGACCTTTAGGTTCTGCTTTGAATCCTAAAACAATGTCTCCATCTGTAGCGTGGAATCTCTTCCATGTTCTATTGTTCTGGTAGCCTCCACCACCTCCTGCGTAGTTACCCATACAGTAACCCCAGTCTTGACCCATACACATATTTTCTTCACCAGAAGATATGTCTACTTGGTTGAATGCACTACCTATTGATGAGGATGTGACATCGTTAAATTTGAGCCATGGTAGTGTAACATTATTACCGTTACCATGATAGCAGAAACCCCACTTGGTTGATAAGTCTTTCTTCCAACCATCTCCACCCCATCCAGATAAACTGTAAGATGAAACAGACTCATTACTAAACTGTACATATCTTGCGTTACCAGTATCACCAAATAGATGACATCTAGTTTCACCTTCTGATCCAGTAGCACCACCATTACCAAAACCGTTACCTAGTCTTGTAGACATTTCAGTAACAAAGTTTAGTCTCTGGATAGAACCAGGACCTCCACCAGCAGTGTAACCTCTTTGTGTTTGTTGACCTGAGGCACAGCCAGGATCGTCTGTACTGTCCCAACTGTCTATTGATGCACCAATACTGTCTGGAGTAGAGTTATATGCATCGCCATGTCCGTATGTTCCATTAGGACCGAAAGATCTATTAGTTCCAGTGTGTAGGTTAATACTACTTACCGCTTGTCCAGAACCACCGTATGAGTTCTGTGTACCGTAAACATATCCGTTAAAGTCACCAAAGTTTCCATCAACATATGATGCTGCTCTGTCTAACTGGTCACCACGACAAATGGTTACGTCTGTTGCTTGATATATCTGATTAACTGTTCTCCATGGATTTGATCCTCTATAACCACCAACCAAATATCCATGTGTAAAAATACTTCTGTATAAGAAAGAAGAACCAACTGTTA